AACATCGTGTTTATGTATTATAGAAGCTATGTGTGCTGGATGTATTTGTGTGCACAGTTCTTTGGGTGCATTACCAGAAACCACAAACGGTCATACAATGATGTATCCATATGTAAATAATAAATACGATCATTGTACACTTTTCGCGAAAATGCTAATTCAAAGTGTTGAAATGTACAATAAAGTATGTCTTGATTCTCAAATAGAATATTCTAATACTATTTTTAATATTCATAATATAAGACAACAATGGATAAATCTTTTTAATAAACTAAAAATTCAATGATTTTCGCGTTTTAGAATTTATACCCATTTTTTTATTTTGTTTAAGAGTTTTATTGTTTTTAATAAAGTGTACAAATTTTACATTATGCTTTCTTGTTATTTCACTGTCTATTTTTCTTGTATTACCACCCATAATATAACTATATACACGAGCATAAGCCCATGATTCAGGCGTTTGGTTTGGACGAGAACCACCGTTATAATAAGCAGCCATACCTTTTTTAAATACCTTCTCTAAAGCTTTTAAAGGTATTTTTGATACTTTTGATATATTTTTTAAGGTTCTACCGTTAGGCATTTTTTCAATTTCACTACCATAAACAGAATTAAATGTTTCTGTCCAATTTGATTTTTTACTGACAAATGATGTTTTCGGACGAGTCTTGCCTTCAAAAATTGATTTTATTTGAGCATTCCTTTCTTTTCCTTTTAGTCCTTCTAAATACCTGTCTGGTAAATTTCTTTCTTCATTTTTATATTTTACTAATACCATTAACTATTAATAGAAAATAAATATATTGTTTAACAAAAAAAACTAGACGGTTTTGAATATTTGTTAATGTATGTGTTAATATCTATTTTGTTTCTCTTAAGACCTGCTAAAGTCATTGGTCTAAATTTACCATAAAAATTTCTATCATGAACACCAATTATAGACCACGCTGTACCTGTATAACCCCCAGAACTGGACCCATCCATTTCATATTTATCATTTAAATAATTTGCTATATTTAAAGCAATTTGTCTATTACTAGTCCAGTCACTTATCTTTTTTGCCCAATACATGCGCATATAGCCATGCATTCTCCCAGTACTAATTAATTGATATTCACATGCATTCCAAGCTGCATCATTTGTATTTCCACATTCCATTTGTTTCAAACTATATACTTGTTTTTTATTCTTTTCTTCATTCATAAGCTTTTTCGCCCAATCCCAAGCAGAATTTATTGATAAATAATCTTTATAATAACAATAATTTTCAGCTAATTCTCTTCGAACCCAAACCTCTTCAATGTATTCTTCTATATTATTTTTTAGTTTCGAGTTTTTCATATTATGTAACAAATATACTAGTCTTTGTGGACTAACTGCTCCATAGTTAATATAAATAGACATATTAGACTGAGCATTTTCAATATTAGGATTATTTCTATGATTGTAGTTTTTTAAATTATTTTTTATAAAATCATTAAATCGTTTCATTCCAAAAAAATATCCCGGTTTAGTATTTGTAATAAATTCTATTTTGTCTTCTAAAACAGATAAACTTTTTAAATCAGGAATTGAATTACTTGATTTAATTGGTTTTTGTTTAAAAGACATATAAGCAGGATAATTTGTCAAATATGTATCTGCTTTTGACCATAATTTATTTCTAATTGTTCTTGCCATATATTCCGCATTTGGTGAAGCGACCCATAATGGAACAATATTGTGAGAATCAATTTGTATCATTTTCACATTTATTTTTGAACATACATTTTTGTCACATTTTATTGCTGGAATTGTAGGTTTAAAATCGGTAATTACTAATAGAGAATCATTAAAATCATTTTTTAACGCTAAAATTGGACTTTTATCACTTCTGTATTCCAAAGGAATACCGTGTTTATTTATAATTGTTTCAAATACTTTCAATGATTTTATTAGAAAATCATAATGTCTTTTAGAAGGATATAAAATGCAATATTCAGACGGACTGTTATTATTATGCAAATCTTTTGGCAAATATACAAATACTTTTATAGGTAAAGAATACTTTTTTGAATATTTTATTGCTTCAACAAAAGCCCAATTATCTTCATATCTAAAATCTCTTTTCAACCATAAACAAATATATTTTCCATTTATATTTTCTTTCTTGGTATTTAGTAACATTGATCTTATTGACAACTCCATATTATTTATTAATATTTTTTATTACTTTTAAAGCACTATTTAATGCACCTTCAATCCAAGCTTGTTTATCAGAAAAACCTTCACCACATATATAAATATTTTCTAATGGATTCATAATCTCTTTCTGAATATATGATGAATCATATCCAGGTAACCAGTGATGACAACCAACATTCCATAAATGCGCTTTGAAGTATTCAGGATCTTCTATATTATGATCTGGAAATACTTTCTTAATATTTTTTGAAACTATTTTCTTCAATATATTATCAGATTTTAATTCGTATTTGTTTTTCATAAATGGTTTCGTATCTTCTCCATCAGTATAAGAAATCATTATTAATCCTTTTTCCTTATTAATTGGTATTATTTGTCTTAACAAATTATTAGTTGTTGTTCTGTTTATATTTTTAAACCATATATTCTTATAAATTGCATACATTCTAATTAAAGGTGCTTCATATACTGAATTTATATATTTGTGAATTGGCTTTATTATTTCAAACTGTTTCAATTGATGTGGCTTGGTGGCAAATATTACTTTCTTTCCAATTATTTTTCTTTTTTTGTCTTTTATACTAATTTTAAATACATTCTTATTCTTTTCTACAGAATTTACATAACTTTTCAAAAATATTTTTGAACCATTTCTTTCAATTGTTTTTTTCATTTTTTCACATAAACTACTTAATCCTTCCATCAAAATATAATATTGAATATTTCCAAAATCATTTTTGAAAGTATTATAAGCATCTAAAGCATTCATTTCCTTTATTTCTGAATAATAACCAAAAATATTTACTACATGATCTGCTTTTTCTTTTGACTTTAGAATATTTACTAAATGTTCATAAAATGTTATTTTATTGAGATTTTTTGTTGTTTTTGTTCTTTCAATTACTTTATTTAATATTTTTTGGAATTCAATATTAGAATTCAAAGTTATTTTGTTTTTTTTATTTTCAAAACATTCTATATAATCTATTTCTTTAGGAAGAACCATTTTAGTCAATTTGTAATATTTTATCAATTCCAATAACAATTTGTGATTGTTATTAAATCGGGCAGCACCTACTTCATAACCTTTTGGATGAGTATAAATTCTGCCTCCTATATAACTTCGTTCATCAAATAAAGCAACTTTATTATTTTTTGATAATTTATGAGCACAATATAATCCAGCTATTCCACCACCTATTATTATTATGTCATATGGTTTACCATATTTCAATTTTTTTTTATTAACATTTTTCGAATACATATTATATTATATATGTATTTTTAATATTCAAATATATTAAGCATTTGAGTTATTATTATTTCCAATAAATTTAATATATTATTTGTTATATTAAAGAACAATACTAATAATCAATCTTAATGCGCCAACACATCCAAATTTAAACAATAAACATTAATAATTAGTTAATATGAACAATCAATCTTTTTTTAAAAAAGTACCAAATATATCAGACATATCTATTTTATTATCACATCTTTCATACAATTGGTCTAATAAATTAAACATTATTAATTTAGAAAAACAATTTCAACAAGAAATCGCAAATATACAAAACTCAAAAGATCAAAATCAACATATTAATCATCTCAAATCAAATATACAAAATATTATTAAAGAACTATGTGCATTCACAACATCACATTTACTTAGTAGTGCCACTAGATTTCTAAATAAACCATATTCAGATGATATTTCACAACAAATTATTGTTTTACACAAATTATTAGATAATAAACAAGACGATTATTTTGATAAAAATGGTACTTTTACTATTACACTCGTTTTAATTGTAGGACTTTTCACTAAATTTGTTAATACCCATATTAATCATGTTTTATCAGATACAAATAGTTATATTTTTTGGTATTATGGTTCATATAATAAAATTATTGCCCTATTACAAGAAAAATATAATGATTGTTTTTGGGTTAACAGTGAATTAACATGGAAAGGATACAATAATCAAAAAAATGTTATTGTTCCTGTACAAGCACAACCTGTTAATAATACAATTATCAGATTTTATATAGAATTACTAATTTCTATGATACATTCTAAAGGTAGTCGTAATTTTATTATTATTACAAATGATATTCCACCTAAAATATTATTAGAACACAATTTAATCAAGTCACAAAATTTATACCATATTAATTAAGTTTCCAATATAAATTTATTATTAAAAGTATCTACCTTTTTATGAAAAATATATGTAATCAAAATATATTGAAATATTTATCATTCAGAGATATTATATATATATGTCAAGCATTATCCAAGAACATTGATGAACAACATATTGTTGATTTATGCTTTTTCTCAAAAGGAGATATTTTTCCATTTTTTCCTCAATATATAAAACATAATATATATATTTTATTCAAATTGCTATAAATTATAGCCTACAAGAATATGCTATTTTACGTTATGTACCAATGAAATTATGCAATATATTATGGAAGAATACACATTTCACGTGTTACAACTATTTAAAAGCATTAAACTATGTTTCATCACATAAAGGTAATATACCTAACACATTTTATCCTATGTTTCAAGATAATGGCTTTGTTTATGTTTGTTTAAGAAATGATGGGTGTAGATTAAAACAACTTGTATACCATATTAATTCTAAAATATGGGTAGAAATTGCTATTATCCAAAATGGTAATGCTTTATTGTATGCATCAAATCAATTAAAAAATGATTTAGACTTAGTTAAAAAATGTGTTTCTAAATTTCCATGGGCAATTGAATATGTAGGGAATCAATGTATTAATAATAAAGATCTTATACAATGTGCTACAAAAAATGTTAAATGGGTTGCACGATTTATTAAAAAATATGCGGAGAGTTGACACAAAATAATAAAGATTTATCGATATGGTGTTACAACTTCAAGTTGAGAAAAAAAGATACAAAAATGTTGAAAAATTTCTATGTTGTTCACATATTGAATTAGAACACATACAATCATATTTTCCATCATCAGTTAATGATTCTATTAAATTCAGTAAATGGAACACCATTATCTTAAATAACAGATTGATAGATGTAATTTCTGAAAAACAAAATTCTTATAGTGGAATTATAGATTGTTCCGGTATTTATAATCAAATTGAATTTCATATCAAAAGCACACCTATTATTGAACCAAGAACTTTTTTTAATTATAAATCATCAAATGCTTCTCATTTAGTTCCAGGTAATTATAGAAAATGGAGAAATACAATTGACAAAATACATTCATGTGATAATAGTGCTTATATTGATACACTTTGTAGTGTTTATCTTTCTAGACTTAAAGAATTTGGATTAACTCCACATTATGGTTCTATATATGGTATTTATAGTGGAGTTATGAAAGATTATCAAGAAGATATAACTGAAGAATATTCAATTATTAATGAGGATAATTGGTTGATTTCATGTATTCAAAAAAATAAAATTAAAATTAAACACATTTATCCACGACAAATTAATAATAATAATAACACATATAATTTAGAAGTATGTGATTTGGATGAATATGCAATAGACGCACCAGATGGAATCGTTCCTTGCATTGAAGAAGATGATGATACTAAACATATCATTATTTATCCAGAAGTACCAGTTCAAATTGTTTTTATGGAAAAATTTGATATTACATTAGATAATCTTTTAAAAGATTCTATTAATAGAGTTAGAATACCTACCCGATTCTCTTTCGTAAGATATATTAGACAAATTCTTGTTATTAATAAATTAAAAGCTTGGATATTTCAAATATTAGCTGGATTATATTGTGCTAACAAACACATTTATTTTGTTCATAATGATCTCCATGTTCAAAATGTTATGGGCAAAAAAACAAATAATAAATATATTTATTACCAACTATCAGATAATATATATAAAATACCAACTTATGGATATATTATGAATATTATTGACTTCGGAAGAAGTACTTTCAAAATTAATAATCAACTATATATCGGCGACGTTTTTGATGAAAATGGAGATGCAGGTGGGCAATATTACCCAAACTGTGGTATTCAACCACACCCAGCTTTCGATTTAGCACGATTGGCATGCTCTTTTGTTGAAGACTTAGATGATTCATTATGGCCAACTAAAGACGATTTAAACAAATATGATATAGGATGTCTTATTAATAATTGGACATATGATGATAATGGATACAGTTTATTGGACATTGAAGGATTTGAATTATATATTCATATTGCAAAACATTTTAGAAAAAAAACACCAGAAACTATGCTTGGACATTATACATTTAATTCATATATTTTCAAATCAAATGAAAATTTATCAGACATAAATCTAATTCCTCTGAAATTTAATTAAGAGTGAAATTAATATAATAATATTATTACATTCTTAAAATTAATGGATTCTTTTTTATCATGGTTATCTCAATTTAGAGTTCAAAAAGGCGAAAGATATTCTCATTTAGGATTGGATACATTCAGAGGTGCGTTTTATATACCAGATGAACATAAAAATGAATTTCATAAAAGATATTTTGAACATGTATTTGTCTCCGGTTTGAAATGTGATTTAGTGGAAAAACACAAAGATCTATGCTGCTTACTTTATGATCTTGACTTCAAAATACCTAAAGAATCTACAGAAAGGGCTTATACTTTAGATAAAATTAAGAATTTCATAGAATGTGTTACAAGAATTTTATCACAATATATAGACACTTCTTTATCACACACATTTGATGCATATGTATGTGAAAAAAAAGAACCAACAACTAAAAAAGATTGGAAAAAAGACGGCATCCATATTATGTTTCCACATATTGTTACTGAACCCGCATTACAACATTACTTTAGAGCAGAATTACTTATGGAATGTAAACATATTTTTCATGAATGCATCAACGAAATAGAAGATATTATTGATGAAACTGTTCTTGAAAAAAATGGTTGGATGATGTATGGCGCTAGTAAAACAGATGGATTTCCATACAAATTAACAGGTATTTGGGGATATTCAGAAATTGAAGAAGTTGGAAATACTTTACCAACACGTATTACTACATCAGAATTCAATACTGACACAGTTGAACTTGTTAATTTCTTATCCATTAGAAGATACATCACTGCAGATGTATCTCCTATCAAAGATGGAATGCAAGACATTATTGATAGCTGGATAAGTCAATATCATTCAGAATCAAAAAGTGATTTAATAAGACCAAGACAATATCACCAACGTATTACTAACGGATATACAGATTTAAATACTGTACAATCACTTGTTGAAATATTATCAGTTGAAAGAGCAAAAGAACGTAACTTATGGATGCAAGTCGGATGGTGTTTACATAATATTAGTGAAACATTATTAAATTGTTGGATTACTTTTAGCCAAAGATGCGAACAATATTCTTCCACTGCAGAAGAAGACTGTAAAAGAGAATGGGATAAAATGGAGAAAAAAGATATGAGCATTGGCAGTCTTCATATGTGGGCTAAAAAAGATAATGAAAAAGCATATATTGAAATTACTAGAAATGATTTAGAATATTATATTAGCACAACGGTTTGTAGAGTTGGAAACAAAAATATGGGACCAAAAGGCAAACGTCTTACTGCTGTAGCACTTATTGATTTAGTTTTTCATATTGTTTCTGCTTTTAAACACAAATATGGACATATTTTTGTGTGTGGAGGATATGAAAAAAAAATATGGTATGAATTCAGAAATAATAGATGGGAAAAAGATGACGCCGATATTGGATTCAAAATTAAAGTTGTTGATGAATTATTTAATGATTTTATGAATGTTAGTAAAAACATACGATTTAGAGCTGAAAAACTTTCAAATACACATCCCAGTAAAGAAAAATACGAATATACAGCTAATGAAATTAGTAAAGTTGCCAGTAAGTTTAAAGATGCAGCTTTTCGTAACAAACTTGCTTTAGAAGCATGTGAACAGCTATATTGGAATAGATCAAGACAACATGAAGACAATAATTTTGAAGATATACTTGATACTAAAACGGAATTAATCAGTTTTAAAAATGGAGTTTATGACCTTGAAAATGATATTTTTAGAGATACAAGATGTGAGGATTATGTATCCTTGTCTACAAATATTGAATTTGAAAAATATAGTTATAGAGACAAAATTGTTGTTGAACTTCAAGAATTTATAAGCCAAATTATTCCACATAAAGATACAAGAGATTATGTTCTTACTGTATTAGCAGGATGTTTGTCCGGTGGAAGAAGATATGAACATTTTCATATATGGCTTGGTAGTGGCGGTAACGGTAAATCAAAATTAATTGAATTATTTGAAAATTGCTTCGGTGATTATTGTTCACATCTTTCCGTCGCATGCATTTGTAAACAAAGACCCAGTTCAAATGCAGCATCACCCGAATTAGCTAAACTTAGAAATAAACGCTTTGTTGTACTACAAGAACCAAATCAAAAAGAAACTATACAAACAGGCATCATGAAAGAATTAACAGGAGGAGATAGAATAGAAGCAAGAGCTCTCAATTGTCCACCTATTATTTACCAACCGCAATTCACTTTACTAATGACTTGTAATACACTACCAGAAGTTCCACCGACTGATGGTGGCGCATGGAGAAGAATGAAAGTCGTTAAATTTGAATCAGAATTCAAAGAAAATCCAAACCCAGAAAAACCAAACGAATTTAAATTAGATGTCAATTTAAATCAAAAACTAGAAAAATGGAAAAAACCATTTATGTGGCTACTTACAGAATATTTTAAAAAATATAGAGATTCACCATATGTTGAACCAGAACCAGTTAAAAAAGCAATTGAAGAATACAGAAAAGCTAATGATATTTATTATGATTTTGTTGATGAATATATACAAGCTAAAACAAAAGATGGTCTACCTTTACCACCAAGCTCCGTATTGTGGTTAGATGAATTATATGCACAATACCAAATGTGGTATAAAGCTACTATTAGTGACTCGAGAGCACCTAAAAGAAGAGACCTAGAAGATTATATTACTAAAATATTTGGACCACCTTTTAAAAAAGGAGGAAAACGTGGATGGAAATCATTAAAACTTAGAACAGATGATGATAATGATGATGATCAATCAGATGAAGATTATGATATGGTACTTCCACAACATACAACCACCGCAAGTGCATTCATTTAATTATTCTTTATCAATTTTAAAATACTACAAATCAATCTTTTTTATTGTTTGTTTTATCAATTTATCTAATAAATCTGAACGTATTATATTTTTTAATTCATTTAATAATAAATTACTAATCATAGATTTTTGTATTAAATACGAATAACCATTACTATTCATATTGCACAAATATTTTACTACTTTGTTTATATGATACTTTAAATTTTGATTTTTATTTATATTTTCTTCTTTTTCTCTCAAAAATGAAATATATATTCTTATTAAGTGCATGTTATTACTGAATTTTGAAGGTTTGCACATTAAATCTTTTATCAAATCTAATAATATTTCTATTTCATCATAAATTTTTGCATCGTATCTCTTTTTTAACAATATTTTTTTAGACTCATTCGACGACTTGCTTTTTATTAAAATATTAGTTAAATCACAATATTTTAAATATTCATATATTTCACCCTCTATATCAATATTTATACTATTCAATCCAATACTTGTTATATCCACCAACATTACTATTAATTTTTAATTGCTTTTTGTCTTTAGATTCCTTTTTTTTACGACTATTTTTAGGCTTCACTATTTTGCATACTTTATTTGTTTTTCTTTTGTATTTTTTCAATATTTTATTATTTTTTTTTGAACGACTTAATATACTCTTTTTCGCTTTCTTCGCATCAGATAAAGCAGAAGATGCACTAGGTATAGACATCACAGACTTCTCTATATTACTTACTCTCTTTCTTAATTCAACCAAACTTTTCTCTAATTTATTTTTTCCTACATCCAATTCCGAATTTATCATGTATATGCTTGGATTATTTATATTATCAATTTTTATATTACTTTCACCTTTCATTATAAATTATATTCTTTTTATTTTAATTCATCATCCATTAAATAAAAAATTATAATAAGTATGATCAAAGAAGTATTAGTTTCATATTCTAAAGATAATAAAGCACTTATTTCTACATATCTTTTAGTTGTTATTGTTGGAATTATTGCATCATTTGTTCTTATTCCTAAATTTACATCTGATCTAATGAACTCTATATCCGCAAAAAATAAAAACAATTTCAATGTTAATCAAGATTATATTATTAATGTTATACTCACTTTTATTCTTGTCGTTTTTACTGATCTCGCTAGAAGATGGTTAGAAGACACAATTGTACCAGCATTTGTTAGACATGTTAGAAGACATATTTATCAATATGTTATGAATTCACATCAAAGTGACAAACCTGTAGAAATCGGTAAATTATTAAGCTGCTTCTCATATTTACCATATACTATTAGATCTGTTGTTATTGATATTGTTAGACATTATTTACCACATTTCTTAGCATTACTCATACTTACCGCATATTTCTTCTATTTAGATACTAATATAGGCACTTTACAATTAGTTACCTTTATTGTTTTTCTATTCATTTTGTATAAAAATAGCAAAGAATGTTTAGATACAAGTTATGAAGCGCAACACGACTACATGAAATTATCAGAAAATGTTAAAGACAAAATATCTAATATTTCATCAATATATGCTACACATCAAGAAAATTCGGAAATTAAAAAATATGATAAACTTAATCTTATCAATACAAATATACATAAATTTAGCCTTAGACAAGTATGGAAATTAAGATTCTATGAAGAAATACTTATTATTTCATCATTTGTATTTTTTAATATTCTTGTAATCAAAACTAAAATGCCTAAACACAAAGCTATCGCATTATATGTTGCAGAATTATATTACTTCATTAGAATTATACAAGCAACACAAGCAAATCTTGTAGGAATATTTACTCATGTTGGTGAAACTTTAGCTATGACTGAATATATGGATATTATTATTTCTAATATGCATCAAAATAATGATAATAGTGATCCAATTCAAAAAAATAAACCAGCCATTAAAGTTGATAAACTATATTTCAAATATAATCAACAGTCACCTTGGATATTCAAAGATATCAATTTCGTATTCAATAAAGGAGACAAAGTATATATTAAAGGAGACTCCGGTTGTGGTAAAACAACACTATTTAAACTCATATTAGGAAGTTTACAACCTAATAAAGGTACCATTTCTGTATTCGGATCTACAAATACAGAAACTATACGAGACAATATCAGCCTTGTTGATCAACATTCTAAACTTTTTAATGATACTATTTATAATAATATTAAATACTCTAATAATGCATCTGTTCAAGATGTTAAAAAAATACTTAAATCATTAAATACTAATATATTTGATAAATTACCAAACGGTATACACACACAAGTAGGTGTTGATTCATCATTTATGAGCGGAGGACAAAGACAACTTATTATACTATTACGCACATATTTCAGAAAAGCTAAAATTGTTTTAATGGATGAACCTATAGCAGCAGTTGACGAAAATAATGTTTCACTAATATTAAAAATGATTAATATGATTTCAAAAGATAGAACATTACTTGTTATTTCACACAATACACGCATGTCACAAATTACCAATAAAGAAATTCAATTGTGCTGACTTATTTTTTCATGAATATCTTTTTCTGTAAAATTAAAACAATAATCATTAAATAAACTTTTTGTTACCTCAAATAAACTAAATTTTAATTTACGATTCAATAATATTATTATACATGCTTTTCTAGATTTTTCACGAATTTTTTTCTTTAATTTATCATAATTACATACATTACAACATTTCTCAAAAATTTTCTCAATTATTAATTTATTTCCAAAATCACATTTATCAACATTTTCTAATATTGTTTCCGCAAAACAACATAATATTGTATTCATATCTTTACAAATATTGTCAAGTATAATCATTTCGCATAATATATTTATTTCATTTATCGTATGTTCACATAAATCATCTTTAAAAAATAATTTATTCAATATTTTATCTACTTTTTCTATTATAGCTTTTATATTTTCTACATTTTCTAATCTATTTAATCTTTCTATCATAATACAACGGATTGTACTTAGAACTGTCACGTTTACTATTTCTATTCTGTTATTATATTCAAATATTTCTCTTAATATTTTTCTTGAACCATTTTCAATTGACTCAATACTTATATATTTACCTTTTAATCCACTACACTTATAAGAATCCAAAGCTAAAATGTATTGACCTTTACTATTTGTAATCACATCCATAAAAGACAATGAATCGTCAGCAAATATATTTTTATTTGTATTATACATTTTTACAAAAATTCTATTATGTTTACCAGCATAACCAGTTATACAGTTATATTTCAATAACAATTCACAATCTTCACTTACAATTGCATTCACTATGCTCATATAAACTTTATATATAATTTACTAAATTTTTATTTATAAATTTATATATATTTATTCATAATTAAAATTTCGCATTTTCAACATAATTTTCGAAATTTTCAGTCCCCACATCATCAAAATGCATCTCAAATTTTAAATAATCAAAATTCATACCAATACTATAACCATAATAGTTCTTATCCACGCCGCCGACTGGGGGCGTGCTATGAAGAACTGTTGAGTTAATGGTAACATTCATTGTTTCATTTCTTGGATCGGATGATAAACTAGGAGTCGTTTTGATCGTGTCCGCGTCGCCGTCGGTGTGAAGCATTGTAACGACGCCGCCACTATTTCTTTCATACAAAGCAAAACTCGCCTCGTTCGAATTATTAGTTATACACAAAAAGTATTTCGAATTGGAATCGTAGAGGAGGCCCGAGGTAACTATGTCCGAGTTAGACTCAGAGGCTGTGCCAACCTGAATGTTCTTAGGATCCCCAAAGCCGGGCACGCTAGAAGAAATTACAATATTTTGCTTGGTACTTGCACTTACATTTATAAGAGTTTGTTCACCCATTGCACTCACAATAATTCTGCCGTTCATGTTCGCCGAGTGACCAGGCGTCTGGCATTCGTATATATATGTCCCGGTCGCATTAGGAATGAACGTTATATCGCCAGAGCCCGCGGACTCGATATCAGAACCAGAACCGCTCGAGCCTTCCTTATATATTTTAATAGGATGTCCGGATGGGATCTCCTTTATTACTAATGTATCTCCATAGTTAATATTCATAGAAGGATTTCCCCCCAAGATCATGAGGTTGTCAGGGTCTCGCAGGATACCGTCGAAAATATACCCGTTCGAGATGCCCGTGTCGTCTTCGCGTGTGTTTATTTCATATATAGTTTCTACTTCCGGAACAGTTATATCTAATATTTCCCCGCTGTTAGGGATGAACAAAGGGGTCGCGTGCGCGGAGACGGTGACGTCGACTTCGAAGGATAGAAAAATGGTGAAGTCCATGTTGCCCGACGCATCATCGCCCACGTCTGACGGCCAATCAGTCCTATTTATAGGATGTACAGTAAATCCATTATTATCATAATAAGGCGGGGCGGAGTCTGAAAAGACCCAGTGAGGCAACTGGGTTGCACTTAACATTTCTGGATAACTAATATCATATGGATTTTCTGGTTCTGGCTCTGGTTCTTGTTCTGGTTCGGGTTCTGGTTCTGGTTGTGGTTCAGGTTCTGGCTCTGGTTCAATAATCAGTTCAGTGCTTGTATATGAAGCAGTGACGCCGGAAGCGTCTTGTAAATCAGTGGTTTTATATTTAATATCTCCAGAACTATCGAAAAATACTTCTTCGACGGAACCGTCACTAGTAGGAAATATATTTACAAATGATTCATTTGGTAACCCCCTCTTTTTTACGGCGTCCAATAAGGTTTGAGCAAGATCGAGTGAATCCGCTGGTGGCCCGGTCGCGTCAGTCGGAGTGAAGTCTCGCGGCTCACCGACAGTTCCATCAGCTTCGTCTCGGATAACATTTGGAGTCATAACATCAAAATCAAATTGTAGAGAAGAAAAAGTAATGGAATTAAGATTTATAGACTCATATGATATCTTATATATTGTTGATATGAATTCTGTTATAATTTGTATTACATTTTGTCTACCAATCCCCGTGGATTCGTATAATGTTTCTAATTTAGAGAGGAGACCGCCCTCGGCGTCCGTATCTTGGTATCCCAAGTAGTAACTTACAGTTACAGTAAATACTGTTCTTGGTTCAACTCTCCAACCCAAAATGAAAGACACATTTTTTTCAGTAATTGGTACACTATCTGTAATTTTACTCACCAATTTACCACGTTGGATGTCGCCTGATGCATTTTTACCCAAAGCACTGCTTAAAGTTGCATCACCACTAGCAACAGAAGATGGGCGTGATACAGTTAATTTTAAATTATATAAAATGTATAAAATATCACCAAAACCAAAATTTATTATACCAGATTGTTCCTCTTGTACAATAGCATAATCTCTATGCCAAATAGTTGACTGTTTAAACCAATAATCAAAAATTTCAGTTTCTGTTTTTATTCCAGTTAACTCAGACTTTGTTCTATTTTTTACATTATCGTTTAAAGTACCAGAACCATCAACATCACCTGTTGGGTCATTTACAAAAAATAAACCATTATTACGTAAACTCTCTTGTGTAAAGTCAATATTGCTAATATTTGGTATTTGATCAAATATTTCTAAAACAAAAATATTGTAAATTACACCACGTAATAACCGTTTAGGATCTTTAACCAATAAAAAATTATTATTAAAAAGGTCCATATTATAATTAAATTTTCCGTCCACTCCCGTTCTGTCAATTGTTTGGGTCGTGATTTCTATCACATTACCAGAATTATCAATCTTAGTATACTCAACTGTATCTGTTGTACCAAAATTAATCTCATCGGGAAGATGATTTGCACCATCAATTTCTTTATCTACTTTTTTTGTATAAAAATAAGGTATATAACATCTATTTCCAGAATTATCCAAAGGATAACTAGTTTCACCAGAATTACCAAGAGTTTGTCCACTTACGTCAAAAGAAATTGTATAATTACCATCAGTGTTTTTTATTCTGTCATCATCAAATATTACTGATTCAGTATAATCAATATCAACATTAACTTGGGTTTGTTCAAAATTATTGACAATAATTGAGAAATCTTTTAATGTTCCATAATTTGTAATAGCGAAGTCGACACTTTTAAAGGCGAATTCTTCATCAAGCGGCTGAAAAGCTAAATCTTGTATCGCATCTAATTTAACAACATTAGGATTTAAATACGACGGCATTTAATTAGTGTTTCATTTTAAAAAAATTAACTAAATTTTATTTTTCAGTGTTAGAAAAATTTATCACTTTTTCTTTTTTATTTTTTATTTTCCAGTTTTAGAAAAATTTATCATTTTTTCTTTTTTTATTTTTCACTATTGAACAAAAATTTATTTTTTGCTCTTTAATATTTTATTATGTATTTTTTATGCTTTAATGTTTGATCCCGGTTGTGTAGTGGTTGCATAATCTTGAATATCCATGACTTCTTCTATGGTCAACACTTGGTCACAAATAATGAGAGACGTAAGTTCACCTTTTGCAAAATAACTGCTGCCAAATCCTCCGACACACCATGGCGTTACTGTTAGTTGATTAGTCTGTGCTTGATTGATAAACATGGGGCAAATTCCATAATATTTACCACCAAAGTATAAATCAAACGAAGACGTATCCCCGTTATAAATGTATGTAATCAATACAAAATCATCACTTGGTAACGCACCATTATCGCGAATGGCTGTATTATAAGTTGTAATATTTGCACCACCACCTAACATCCATAACTCTTTTTTGTTATTCTTTTGAGCGATGTTATTACCTGACGCCGGCCCTACTAAAATAACTCCACTACCAGCTGCGTTATGAGGAGATCCTACTTTGTAGTAGAAACTTATTGTTGCGTAGTTACTAAAACTTGGTGCATTTTGTAAAGTATACAAGTGATTTGTAAATATTACTGTGGGTCCGTATTCACTTGTTCCTGTTGTTTCAGTTCCTGTAATGATACCATTGTTGGAGCCTACGTGATCTATTAGTTGAGTATTGTTCACGCTTCCATCGTAATAATGTATGATGTGTTGCGTCGCAGCAGGTCTGGTAGGAGTCGCGGGTGCTATGTAGGTTCCATCTAAATGGTTTCCCATGGTGCCTTTATTGAAATCGTGTAAATATTTGTAATCTTGAATGTTTTCTAGCGGTTTGTTTTTAATAACCAAAGATGCTAAATCTCCAGATGGTTGTTGATTTGAATCACCGTGACCAGCAATAAGCTTTTTACCTATTTCCCAATTCTGTTTGTTCAAAGACGAGCCACCACCCGTGGCTTTGTATCCGACGTACTTATTATTTATATAATACGTGACTCCTCCCGTACTATTAGCATTGGTAGATCCGTTTTCGTCAAAAACGGCAGTAAAATAAAACCATTCGTTATTCTTGGGCGAATCAAAAATGTAGTTGAGCGTTGCATGATTTCCTGCAACTTTTGTCATTAAACCAGTATCAGCTACCACTCCAACCCAAAATCCCATATGAGCTGCATGTCCACTTTGTGCATGATGTGCTTGAATAATATGTCCACCTGTTTGATCTGGATTGTTTACATTTCTCCAAATAAATGATAATGTTGCACCAGTAAAATTATTACATTCTAATCTAAATCCGGGATGCGTAATAGTATAATAATTATCTGGTGTTGTTCCATCATTTGAACCCAATGTTACATAATCTCCATGTATTGCATCATTTCCAGTAATTGAATTGCCACCTGCTATTGGAATATCATCATCATTATATATACTAATTTTGACTTTATCAACGAGACGATTATTATTTGAACCGGTATCACCGTTAAATGCCCAAATTGCACCTTCCCAAAATGGAGGTGGTGGTGGAGGTGGTGTCCAACAAAGTTGACAAAATTCTGTTCCAGGTACCATACACGCCGGTTGACCCCTTACACTGAATTCAGCAAGATAGAAATACGTTGATGAAGTCTTTTGGACTATTATAACAAACAGATCGTAACAATCATCATAGTTTACAGAACCATGTGTTCCATTCTCGTAATGATCCGCGTAATTGTTTTGTACATTATTTAAGTCTATAGTAATACCTTTTATACTTGCACCCGTTTCTGGCCATGTAGTATCCATAGTATTAAGACTAATATCTACGCTTTCGTGTAAAAGCACTTTAGAATTTACAAAATTATCATTCGATGCGTAAATTCTGAAAGATTTTGGATATTGAGCTCCATCTTCGCTTATTATTATTTTTGTCGGATAAATTCTTCTAGGCAATTTTATAGAAATAAATCCACCTGGATATTCATCGAACCCATATCCATGATAAGCCGTTTGGCGTGCTTGTCCACCTTCCCAAACATATTCACCACTTCCATTGTCAAAATATTTATGTGTGTAGAATAAGCAACTAGTAGCTGGATTATGATCAAAAACATAAGCAACTTGCCCTACGGAATTCGTCATTTCGGTTATTACGTCTATCACACCATCCGCAAAACCTGGAAGTGTGTGCCAAACATGATTGTGATAATATAGTCTCTCGTAGTCAGCTGTCGCGCTCCACAGTGATTCTGATGGCCATGTTTGATTTGCTTCTAAATTAACACTTGGGTTACCGACGGGGGTACCCTCCTTTTGACCCATGATAATTACAGCATTTATCATTAAATATGTATTCGTCGACTCTGGAACAATTATTGCATATTCATTAAACATTTCCTTTCTTGATGCATTATTCTTTTTATCAAAAATATTGTACTTACCAAACTTGAAGGCACCACCGTTGGGCATAATAGTCGTTTGTCCGTAATATTCGGTAGAACCATTATTGGTCCAAGATTCATCAGTACCATTCCAGTGGTCATCTACATATAATAATTCTGTTTGTGTTTTCCAGCCATCGTTTGATGCAAATAGATGGAATTTACGTACAGTATGTGCCAAGTTAGAGTGTGTATTCATAGAACCCAAGTAAAGATAATTTGGATAAATCATTGTTGGGAATCTTATTCTTACATATGCACCATCTATTCCAGTAACACATGTATATCCAGCAGTCTTCAAATAGCCACCGGTTTTGTAGGGATCAGCCACAGTCCCGTCAGAATTATAAATTCCAGCACTATAAAACTTAGTGTGAGTGCTTGTACTACCCATAACTGAATATCTATCATCGAAAGCATGCATCACGTTCATATAATTGTATCGCCATGGTGATGAACACATCCAGTATGTGCCATCAGCATAACCACTTCCGTAAACTTGTCGCTGTAGACACATTCGATAATCATATTGTGCACTTCGAGTATCTTGGAATATTTTTCCATAAGAATATCCTGATAATTCAGGATCATTACTACAATATGTTGATCTTGGTGGCCATTGTAATGTTTCACCTAAACTAATATTTCTTGTAAATGGATTTACAGGATTATCTTCAGTTACATGTTCATTACTAGTAAATTGCAAAATATTTTGCCCTCCCATATATCCATGATTCGCACAATGGAAACTAGCAGTGCCAAAATTACCTTTTACATATATTGTAACTCTTCCAGAATAATAATTAATTCCAGCAATTGCGGATGAACCCGTTTCAGAACCAGAACCGTCATAATATGCATTGTCTCCGTAATATTCAATATTTGTACCAGATTGTTCTATACCAATAGGATGTGATTCAGGAACATTTTCGAGTATCCATGTTCCTAATCCAAGATGAATTGTACCTGATAATATTTCATACTTCATTGGATTTGTGAATGAATAAACGTCTGATGTTGTTGGAGAAACATTATTAAAACTTGCAGTTACTTCTTGTATACTTAAAGCTTTATCCCAATATGTGAAGTTTTTAACCAAGGCATCCATATATTCGTCTCCGGAGGGAGCACCATATCCAATTTGATATCCATTTGGAGCAACGAGAGGATCCACTTCAGTATCCATTCCAGTCGGAGACATAACAGTACTTCCAATTAATTCTAGTTCATTACTACTAAAATTCATATAAACCTTTATATTAGCATTGTTTCGCACCAGTACAAAATTATAAGTTTTACCATTAAGATTCCAATAATGTGTTACATCTGTAAAGTTTTGACTATTGTTTTTGCCAGTACTACCCTCCCACCAATTCAGTCTGAAGGCATTACCTATCATATGTGGTAGCAAACTCCCCACACTACTCCATCCTAAATTAAGTGGAGTCGTCCAATTGTGCGTTCTGTATAGTTTAAATTGTACAGCTACTGTAAATTTAGGTCCTAATGGGAAATAATCCAATTGAATATATTGTGACATACTACTGCCTGGGTTTAAGCGAACACCATTAGAATCTTGCGTTGGACTTCCAATTAAACTCCAAGTATAACCTGAATCACCAATATTACTTCCATTTGTAGGATCAGTAAAATCCAGATGATATGTTGGTGCATAATTCATTGCTGTGAGAATTCTGCGGTCACCTATAGTCTTAATAGATAAAGTTTCGATATTTGTAGAAAGGCTGTCTTCTTCTTGACCATGGAGAATCAATGCGTCAATGGTAAATATATTTTTTGCTGGAGCAACCTTATTTATTACAAAACAATATGTATCATAAACATCTAATTGGGAAACTTGGGAAACGCCACCCTTTCTAAAGTCAATACGGCGTCCATAACAAACATCTGCTATGTCAACAGTGGTATGTGTATCTGCAGGTCCTGCATTCTGAGGATTCGAAGTTATGTTGCCTGGATTTTTGAAATAAACTGGCTCACCATCGAATTCAGATTTATGATGATATACGACATCCCAATCTGTGGCACTTTCAGTCATATATACTCTATTATATTGAGTAGTGTTGCTCAAAGTACTATCGGATGAACGACGTCCATAAATTCTAAAATCGTTCATATTTTCGGCGTTTTTCCAGGTTTCACATATAGTAATACCTGTCAAATATATATTTTTAGGCAACATTATCCATAGCCAGTTTCCTAAATAGCCATCTTTAGTATATCCCAGAGTCGGAAATGTAGAATCATTTGGATTATCATCATACCTTCCTCCAGCACTAACTCTATTGTGATTAGTTCTATAGCCCCAACCCGCAGCACTACTGCCGCTCCAATAGATATGTTTCCAGAACGCCATACCCAAAGTGTTATTACCGTTGGCTCTATCAGCCCTAAATTCATAAATACCATTTCCGTAAGCTGCACCTGAAACGTCGGCACTTCCACCGTGAGAATAATATATGCCCATAGAGCTGCCATTTTGACCTAATGAATGTAAATCAGTAAATGCTGGTCCGTATGGGTCATTTCCTCCATTATTCGAATTTGCTTGTGGAGCATTTTGTGAACCTGCTCCGTATCCATCTTTCATAATTGGCCATAAATCGACCGATGGGTATTCACGAACATTAGTATTTAAGTTAACCATTAGTGGAGGTTCAGGCTCTGGTTCTGGTTGTGGCTCAGGTTCTGGCTCTGGTTCTGGTTCTCCTATTGCAAAAGCATGTTCGCCATGGGCTTGTACTAAAATATCTATAGGCACAACTGTATCATAAATAATCAAACTCGCCAAATCACCATGGAGTTTATGAGATGCTGAGTGAGTATAAGCACCTATATATGTTGCACTTTCATCAATCCAACCTGTAGTATGCGAAGCAGTATGAACTTCGTGTTCATTAATATATACGTGTGCAGTTGTACCATCATAAACCAAACTATATATAAACCATTCATCATTTTCTGGTTTATTAGCGGGTGCCCAATGACTTGCATTTCCTGTAGTTATATGATTACCAGTCATATACCATTCACCGCTTTCAAAACCTTTAATATTTAACCCTCCTCTATGAACAGCAAATTCAATATGTCTTCCAACTGCGGACAAAACACATTGCCAATCCGCATTTATTTCTGTTCTTATAATAGCACTTATTGACAGTTTATTAGAAGATATTGCAGAACTTAAATGTGAATTTATTACATAATGATGTGATGACATATCTACGTAATTTCCATAAATAGCATCAGTTCCAGTTACTGGACTACCAGTATTTATTGTTGCATTATAAGTTCCGGTCTTAATATCTACCAACTCATTTCCATTTACTGAACCATCAAAATGAGCAACTACGTTATTTCTATATTGATAAGCGGGTCCACGTGGAGGTACAAAAGTTGCGTAAACAATCAATTCACCTAAAGCTACAGAATATTCAACACCAGTATTTAATCCAGTTATATCTATTTTCAACCCAGTTGCATTTAATGGTTGTGATAAACCTAAATATACTAATGTTGGTACATTTTCTTGCCCATCTGTTTGAGGATCTCCTACATAATAAGTTGATACTATATCGTAATACAAAGCAGATTCTGCTTCGCTCATACTTGATATGTTATCCTGAGTAAAGCTAAATTTCAAAGTACCACGTCTACGAAGATGCACATTATCAGTAGTTATGCTTGTATCTGGCCATTTCAATGCAAATCCCAATATTTCAACTGTTTCAATAAAATAAACACCAATTGTTTCATCGGAATTATTACCAGATATCCAAAACGTATTTTCATCTCCATCGTTTATATTATCATAATGATAGGCTGCATTATTGCTTCTATATCTATTAGTTCCATTTGTTGCAGACGCCCATACATTAATTTCTGAATTTGGAACACTATAATCAGAACCATTATAAGGTGAAATTGAAGTTATTTCTAAAAAGTCTATCCAGCCTACTAATGGTCTATGATAATTACGAGCAGTGTTTCCTAAATACATTGTATAATTAAGAATACCCGTTGGTGGACCAGAACTTAAATCATGTGTTGTTGTATTTCCGGAACTTATGCTTCTAAGGCTTAACCAATCACTAAATTCAGCATCCGTTTGATAAGATATTTTCAATGTTTGTGCAGACACATCATAATACATAGACATATAATAATGAGTATTAGTATCAAAGTTCCCAGCTGGATTCTGAGTAGCAAAAGATCCCATAAGAGTATTGTGATTCGTAAGAGGTAATACAGAAGATTCTAATAACTCTATGTAACCAGTATTACTTAATGGATGAGTACTAAATGAAAATATTCTGTTTCCAGTGCTTGTTGTTGTCTTTTTAAATGAAGCTCTTAATTCCCAATCAGAATCCCAATTCAAACTGAAAGTTCCATCACTAGTATTGTCGTATGTTATACTAGTTTGATTTCCATTATGACTATATACACTTTCAACAACATTTTGAATCAATGTTGCACTAGGCATTTCAGGCTCTGGTTCTGGCTCAGGTTCTGGTTCGGGTTGTGGCTCTGGCTCAGGTTCTGGTTCGGGTTGTGGCTCTGGTTCAGGTTCTGGTTCTGGAGTTGGAAGTCCTTTCAAATCACCACCTGGTTGCTCTTTGGTCGCATAATTTTGAATTTCCATAACAGCATCTATATTCATGGCTTTGTCAAAGATTATGAGAGACGTCAATTCGCCTTGAGCAAACCTGCCAGATCCACCTCCTATATTCCATGTTCCGCTTGAAAAGTCTGGACTACTTGGTTGATTGATAATCACTGGACATCTCCCCCAATATTTTCCACCAAAATACAAATCGAAATAATTATTTTTGTATACATATGTGATTAAAGCAAATTCTGATGCGCTTAATGAAGCATTGTCGCGGAATAAAGTGTTATAAGTTGTAGCGTTATAACCACCCCCTAACATCCATATCGCTAACTGATTATTCTTTTGTCCAATATATATACCATCACCATTTGGATAATAGTTACCAATTATTTGTGTACCAGTACCAGCTTGATTAAAAGTAGTTGGCTTCCAATAAAAACTAATTGTCACTTCGTTTGAAATAGATGGGTGAGATATTTCATATAAATGACTTATAAACTTAACAGTAGGACCATAATCACTTGTTCCAGCATACGCAGTTCCAGTAGTAATACCATTATTTGAACCAACATGATCTATTAATTGATCATTACTGATAGTGCCATCATAATAATGTATTATGTTTCGCATTTTGGTCCATGATGGTCGCGAAACACCACTCGCATCTGGATGAACATAAGTTCCATCTAAATGATTTCCTAATAAACCTTTATTGAAATCATGTAAAAGTTTATAATCACTAATATCTTCCAATGGTTTATTTTTAATCACTAAAGATGCTAAATCTCCAGATGGTTGTTGATTAGAATCACCATGACCTGCAATAAGTTTTTTACCTATTTCCCAGTTTTGTTTATTAATAGAAGAACCTCCACCAGTAGCTTTATAACCAATATATGTATTGTTTATATAATACGTAACTCCTCCTGTAGTGCTTGCATTCGTAGATTCATTTTCTGCAAAAACAGCAGTAAAATAAAACCATTCATTGTTCTTGGGCGGATCAAAAATATAATTGAGCGTTGCATGATTTCCTGCTACTTTCGCCATTAAACCAGTATCAGCTACAACTCCAACCCAGAATCCCATATGAGCTGCATGTCCACTTTGTGCATGATGTGCTTGAATAATATGTCCACCGGTTTGATCTGGATTGTTTACATTTCTCCAAATAAATGATAATGTTGCACCAGTAAAATTATTACATTCTAATCTAAAAGCTGGATTTCCAATAGTATAATAATTATTTGGCGTTGTTCCATCATTTGATCCTAAAGTCACATAGTTTCCATGAATGGCATCATTTCCAGTAATTGAATTGCCACTTGCTATTGGAATATCATCATCATGAAGACCTGGATACAATATTATTTCGTCTACAAGTCTATCGTTATTGGAACCAGTATTTCCGTTGAATGCCCAAATTGCACCTTCCCAGAAACTAGGTGGAGGAGGCGGTGGAGTCCAACAAGTTTCACAATATTCTGTTCCAGGTACAGAACAAATTGGATGTCCTCTTATTATAAAGTCACGCATTTCAAAACTCTTGTTACCAGAAGATTTTTGAACTATTAAAACAAATACATCATATGTATTTTCATAATTTACACTAGATGGTGTTCCAGTTTCATAATTATTTCCATAATCAATACCTTCACTGTTTACATCAATACTAATTCCTGGTAATGTTGCTCCTGATTCAGGTAAAGTAGTAGTCATAGATGTTAAATCAACATCAATACTTTCATGTAAAAGTACTTTTGAATTAACAAAAAGATCATTTGAAGCATAAACTCTAAAAGATATAGGTCTAGAAGGACCATGTATAATTGATATTTTTGTTGGATATATTCTTCTAGGTAATTTCACAGAAATATATCCACCGGGATAATCATCAGGTAAATAACCAGAATATGATGTTTGTTGTGCAATTCCACCTTCCCAAACATATTCACCATTTCCATTATCAATATATGTATTTGTACCATTCCAATAACATAATGCTCTATCAGTAGAAGGAGATGACAAATTAAACGCATTATAAATACCAGCTTGATTATGAGTTTTTTCTGTAATTATTTCTATTGCTCCACCACCACTATAATACGGAAGCATATGATATGTAGGTGCTGAAGAATACCATCTACCGGTTCCAGTATGTATTGATTCAGATGGCCACAATTGATGAGCATCCAAATTAACATTAGAAGGAGATGCATTACCTTCTTTTTGTCCCATAACAACAAAAGCATTGATGTGTAACGTTGTTCCAACTGCTTCTGGCACAATCAAAGCATATTCGTCAAACATATTCTTTTTCGCACAAGTATTGCTTTCATCAAATATGTGGAATTTGCGTCCTTTATAAGAACCACCATTAGGCATAATAATTGTGTCACCTTGATATACTTTTGTTCCATCATATTGCCACGTTTCATCAACCCAGAAATTGTCTGTATATGCCAATTGTGTTTGTGTTTTCCAATTATCATTTGATCCAAATACATGCATTTTTCTTATGCCCGCAGAACAATTGTACCACACACTTCCAGATATAATATAAATATCATTTGGATATATTTTATGCGGAAATTTGATTCTTATAAAAGCACCATCAATTCCTCTAACACAAGTGCGACCAGCAGTTTTGTAATTAGAACCAGTTACATAATTTGAACTAAGAGTACCATCTGAATTATAACCAGTTGTATAATATGAAGTATATTTACCAACACCAGCCCATTTAGTATATTTGCTGCGATATGCATTTGCACAACTGCCTATTGTACCCCCAGGAGGCGATGAACACATCCAATAATCTCCGTCTGCATAACCAGTTCCATATATACTACGAGTCATTGCATTTCTCTTTTCCCAATTGAAATCACCATTACCAATAGGATTTTCAAAAATCTTTCCATAAGAAAGTGGAGACAATTCAGGATCATTACTAGCATCGTTGCTTCTTGGAGGCCAGCAACTCTTTTCAGCTAAAGATATATTATTTGCAAATGGATTTACTGAATTATTTTCGTTAACATGCTCATTACTAGAAAATTGTAAAATATTTTGACCTCCCATATATCCATCGTTTGCACAATGGAAACTAGCAGTGCCAAAATCTCCTTTCACATATATTGTAACTCTTCCAGAATAATAATTAATTCCAGCAATTGCGGATGCACCAGTTTCTGAAGACACACCATTATACCACGCATTGTCTCCATAATATTCAATATTTGTACCAGATTGTTCTATACCAATAGGATGTGATTCTGGTACGTTTTCAAGTATCCAAGTTCCTATTCCAAGTTCAATATTAGAGAACGTAACATATCTTTGGGGACTTGTGAATACATATGAACCAGAATCTATTGAAACTAAAATTCTGTTGTCACCTATGTTTGCAATTGGTAAACTGTATATTTCCGAAGCTGTATTCTCATATTCTTGACCATGAAGAATCCATGTTTCGAATTTTATGTAACTAGAATAACCTTTGTTTACTACCAAACAAAATGTATCAAAAACATCCTTTTCAGAAACAGAAGATACTCCACCTTTTCTAAAATCAATACGATGTCCAGAACAAACGTCTGCTACGTTAAAAGAAGCAATATTAGTGTTTTGAGAATCTGTTATTATGTCTCCAGGATTGGGGAAATAAGTTGGTTCACCATCAAACTCTTCTTTGTGCTCATATACAAGCGTCCAATCATCTGCAGATTCTGTTAAATAAACTCTATTTGCTTGAGTACTTGTATCCAAGTCACTATCTTCTGAACGCCGGCCATAAATTCGGAAGTCCTTGAAATTATGATTACTATACCAAGCTTCACAAAATGTAAATCCAGTTAAATATATTTTTTGTGGTAACATTATCCACGCCCAAGTTCCCAAATATCCATCTTTAGTATATCCAAGAGTAGGGAACGTAGAATCATTTGGATTATCATCATAAGTACCATCACTATTTCTATTGAAATTAGTATAATATCCAAATCCACCATCAGAAGTGCCTGATTTATAATTCTTTTTCCAAAATACTTTACCAATTGTATTGTTTAGTCCATTTTTGTTTCGGTCAGCTCTAAATTCATAAGTACCGTTTCCATAAGGTTCACCAGAAACGTCAGCCATTCCACCTTGTGAATAATATATTCCCCACATAGTGCCTCCTTCACCTAATGAATGTAAATCTGTAAATGTAGGACCAAATGGATCGTGACCTCCGTTATTGTTTGATGCTGCATCTGGATGAGATTGAGAACCGTCTCCGTATCCGTTTTTCATAATTGGCCATAATTCAGTAGATGGATATTCGCGAACATTAGTATTTAAGTTAACCATAAGTGGAGGTTCTGGCTCAGGTTCTGGTTCTGGTTCTGGTTCGGGTTCTCTCTCTGGCATATACGCTATTAATTCACCTAAAGACACAGAATATTCAACACCAGTATTTAATCCACTAATTTGTGCCTTAAAACCAGTCATTTGCAATAAATTATCAAAATAAAAGTGTAATTCGGTAGGAACACCACTTTGACCATCCGTTTGTGGATCTCCAACATAATGCGATGGATTAATCGGATAATATAATGCATTTTCTGCTTCTTCAATTGTTGTTATACTTTCAAGTGTATAAAAGAATGACCAGTTACCACGTCTTCTTAAATGAACATTGTCTGTTGTTATGCTCGTATTTGGCCATTTCAATGAAAAACCATAAAATGGTTTTGCACTATTAAAGAATATTCCTATTGTTTCATTACCATTATTTCCGGATATCCAGAATGTATCTGCATTTCCATCATTTATATTATCATAATGATAGGATGAATTATTACTTCTGTATCTATTACCATTATTTGATTCAGCAGCCCATGCAGTAATGTCTTGTTGTGAAATAGGATTATTTGTTCCTTTGAATGAATTAATAACCATCATGTCAAAATAATCAACCCAACCTACTAAAGGTCTATGATAATTACGACTTGTATTTCCTAATTCAAGAGTGTATGTATGAGTTCCTATTGGATCATTTGTTCCATTGAGAACAATCGGATAAATATTTGTTTCTAATCCGCCACTTTGGGTATTTATTAAATCTTCCCAATCTACAAACCACGAATCAGGAGTATTTATAATTTCCCCGAAAGCTTTAGGCTGGTGCAATTGCACTGCATCTGCTATTGGAACAACTGTGTCTAATACGATTAAACTTGCTATATCACCATCAAATTTAGATGTATTCGTCGCATGATTCATAGCACCAATCATCATTTGGGTTGTATCCAAAACAAGATTACCAGTCGTTGCATAATGATTAACAAGCATCGAGTCTTGGTAGACGGAAACATTGTTACCGTCCCACGTCATGGTAAGTATGTGCCATTCGTTATTTTCATATGTTGGACTGTTGTCTACAGAACCAGTATTCACATAATGATTGGTATCTGTGTACAATGCTGTGTAATACCCATTAGCATGAATCGACAAATTAAGTCTCTTGTGAATTGACCCACCTTCACCAACATCAAATATAGTACCGTAATTAGCACTTTTGTTATGTGGTCGTACCGCACATGTTATCGTAAACTGGTTATTAATACCGGTATCTACATTATGAATATCATACAGCTCCATTTCGCCTAAACCTACGTAACTCGCATTGTGTCCTTCTGTAAACCTCCATACATATTTTTTGAATGCAATACTATTGTTTGTCATGTAATGATTGAAATTTGTATTATAATTCAGCGAATCACCATCGGTTTGAAGGAAAAACTGATTCGTTTGCAAATCTATTTCCGTATATGTAGAGCTATCGTTGGCATCGTAAGTCACACCATCTAACACTCCTCGCACAGACCAAGCCTTTGGAGCATATATACTATTCGCATCTGGATTTCTCTGCCACATTCGATATGCTGTCATTCGAGTGGAAGTCGGGAATTCATAATATACTTCTGGTGGATTCGAATACGGACTGCCGCCGAGAGTACCGTCATTAAACCAGGCAGAAGCGTTTCCATTGGCTAAACCATCAAAAAGTTCAGACGCTTGACCCCACGATGCTGCAGTTGACGCAGAAGCAGTCCCGGGATTACCCGCTCTTCCTCCTGCCAATAATGTATAATCAACATTCTTGTAATTCATAGTAAACTTTGAATTAACATTGTAGAATGTACCATTCCCTAACGAAACATAGTTTCCATATATCGGGTCTGGTTCGCTTGACAATATTGGGGCAGTGTTAGTAGGAATCATAGTAAAGTTCGTAAAAGATTCAGATCTGTATTCAAAAGAATGTATCGTTCCATCGAAGAGTCGGGCTCTATCATAACGATCACCAAGAAGAGCTGTGCTGTTTCCGTTTGCATCCTCATAAACGTCTACATAATTTGCCTCAACTTTAGTAGGCCAGGCGCCAGTGGATTTGTTATTTAAAACATATTCCCAATTTGTGAAATCGTCATATTTCTGAACAGCAAATGTAAAGTAGCCGTTTCTAACATAATAGGGTCCGTTCGACGCGACATATTTAATAATCATCTTGTATCGAGTATTAGCTGCAGGAGCATCTGCGGAACCAACATTTACATCAAAATATGCACCTTGTTGTAATATTTGAGTCTGATTGATATTCGACAATTCTATCCAATATTTTGTACCGTGGCATGTAATTTGGAATCTGGGTTGATTGCCCGCATCGCCCCAGCCAATTAATCTCCTGTAAGTGTTGGTAGAATTGATAGTATAATCAACTTTCATTTCAAAATCTCTCGACCAATCGATTGTCTGTGTAGGCAGCACAGGTGTGCTGCTTGTTGGCACTAGTGGCGATTCGAGCTCGTAATTTAGTGTGGTAGAACCAGAACTGTCAATAGACACATCCAAGAGAGGTTTATTTGTTTCAAAATTGTAACGTGCTACTATGTTATTTTTGTAATTGAGACCAATATTCTCAGTAACAAATGGTGGATTTTCAGGTAAAGTTGGACCAGCCTTTTTAATAGCAGTTTTTAAAGAAAGTGTGTCTGGATTATAGTATATTGACATATAGTAATGAACATTCTGGACAAATCCTCCAGATAATAATGTTGGATTAGAACCTATTAAATTATAAGAACTTGTAGGTGATAAAAATACCATTACAGCACTTTCTAGAACTTCAATATATCCATTATTTGATAAATGATTTGTAGTAAAAGAAAAAATTCTATTACCGGTGCTAGTTGTTGTTTTCATAAAAGACACTCGAATTTCCCATCCATCATCCCAACTCAAATCAAAAGTTCCATCTTGAGTATTATCATATGTAATACTTGTTTGTTCACCAGTAATACTAAATATAGAATCTCCTATAATGAAATTTTTCATATTCACTTCAGGAATAAATAACTCTGGTTCGGGTTCAGGTTGTGGTTCTGGCTCTGGTTGTGGCTCAGGTTGTGGTTCTGGTTGAGGTTCAGGTTCAGGTTCAGGATATAATGCTTCTGGTTGTGGCTCTGGTTCTGGTTGGGGCTCTGGTTGTGGCTCCGGTTGTGGCTCAGGTTCAGGCTGTGGCTCTGGTTCAGGCTGGGGCTCAGGCTCTGGTTCTGGTGGAGTTTCAGGCTCTGGCTCTGGTTCTGGCTGCGGTATACCTATAGATAATTGTTCGGATAACTTTTGTAATGTTAATGCATGACCATCCCAGAATGTGAAACTATGAATCAAAGCATCCATATACATATGCCCATTACGTGGTTTTGCCCAACCAATTTGATATCCTTGTGAAGCAACCAAAGGATCTACAGAAGTATCCATTCCAGTTGGTGCCATAACTAATGAGCCTATTGGCTCAAGTTGTGTGTCATTAGTTAAATTCATGTAAACATTTATATTAGCATCATCTCTTACTATTACCAATGTATAATATGTTGAACCAGTTGTATCCCACACATGAGAGAAATCAGGGAAATTATCTCTATTGTAATAGAGAGAACCTCCTACATACCAGTGACATCTAATCGATCCATTAGTATATGCCACTACACTTATACTACCCACATCATTGTATCCTAAATTTAGTATAGTAGTCCAATAATTTGATTGATAAATATTGAATTTAACTGCTAATGTGGCTTTAGGACCTATTGGGAAATAATCTAATTGAATGTATTGTGATTGACTACTACCGGGGTTCAAACGAACACCATTTGAATCATAAGTAGGGTTACCAATTAGCATCCAATTATAATTTGATTCACCAATATTTCTTGAACTATTATGGAAATCAAGATGTAACGCTTTACCACCAAAAGGAGGTTCTGGCTCTGGTTCTGGTTCTGGTTGTGGTTCTGGCTCTGGTTCTGGTTCTGGTTGTGGTTCTGGCTCTGGTTCTGGTTCTGGTTGTGGTTCTGGTTCTGGTTCAGGCTCTGGCTCTGGTTCTGGTTCTGGTTGTGGTTCTGGTTCTGGTTGTGGTTCTGGCTCTGGTTCTGGTTCTGGTTGTTTTTCAGGTTCAGGTTGTGGCTCTGGTTCTGGTTGTATAAATTTAGAATCATGCATAGCAACAACTGTTTCAATAGGAACAATCGTATCCAATATTATCATTGAAGCTATATCTCCATCAAACATAACAGTATATGGATCAGGTGGAACTCTTCCTATTGTCCATGTTCCAGAACTTGGGTCTCCCCACACATTACGAGTGCCCTTAAGTGTTGTATTTTGATAAACGCTATGACTAGTTCCATCTCCAATTAATGTCACTATAGTCCATTGTCCAGCAACAACAGGACCCGATATTACTGTATCATAAAATCTCCAACTACTACCATGTTGCTGGAAATAAAATAACGTTGAATTATGAGGATGAGAGACTAATATGGAGCGCCATTGATTAGTAGAATCATCGCATCTTAAAACAATTGAAACGGTATATCCACTATTTATTGACGTATTAGAATAACCGGTTTCTATTTCAT